ACTATTGGTGGATCTACAGCTGGTGCTATTACAGCCACAAATTTAACAGGAACAGGAACTATTAATTTTAATGGTGCTACTGTTTCTGATTTAGGAACTGTAACTACTGCAAATATTGACGGGGGAACTGTTGACGGAACAACAATAGGTGGTTCTGTAGCTGGTGCAGTTACAGCCACAACTTTAAAATCAACAAGTGCTAGAGAAACAAAATCAGCAGTTACACAAAGCACAGGCACACTAACTTTGGATTGTGCTACTGCAAATGTGTTCGAGTTTACACCCTCACAAAATATAACAACATTAACTATAAGTAATGTTCCAACTTCAGGTGATGCTTACGCTATGGTTCTGAAAATAACGGGTTCTGCATACACGATTGCATGGGGTGCTTCTGTTAAATGGGCCGCTGGAACATCACCTACTTTATCAACATCTAATGTAGATGTAATAGTGCTATTAACTGTTGATGCTGGAACTAATTGGTATGGTTTTGTATCAGGACAAGACTTACAATAGGAGTAAAAAATGACAACAGGAACTAAAGCTCTAATGGCTGCCGCTGGTGGGAGCGGTGCTGCTGGAGAAGTTTTACACCCAATTCAAACAAAAAGTGATGATGACGGAACTGATAGAGTCTTTCTTCATGCAGTCGATACTCAAGGTAATATAGCTTGGTCAAAAGAGGTTGGTTACTCAACAGATAGTAATGGCCCATATTATTCTTTTCCTACAGACGGCAGAGGAGATTTGGCTTGGTGGTGTGAAGTAGGAAAAGTTTGGTGGGTTATGGCTTCAAGTAATCCTTATGTTTGGGCTATTGATGTAGAAACAGGAGATGTTAGTTTTTATTCAGGATATGCTGGAACATTAGCTACCTTTACTTCTAGTGCTTATGGGCCTAGCTATGGTATTTCCGCTCCTGTTTATTTTAACAGTTCAGGTGGAACAGAAACTTTAGGTTGGCTTCAACAACTTAATTATACAGGAACTACTTCAGGCAATAGATTTCAAGGTTATAAATTTACTAACGATAGAACAACAGCACCAACAGTTTTTGGAGATTTCCAATCTGGTAGTTTTGGCAATACTGCTCTTTATAATGGTGGTGCTATGGTTAATTATGACTACAATTCAACAAGTGGTTTTCATAATTGGAAATATTATCAAACAACACCACAACCAGAAGTTTATATTGCTTGGCAAGAGGGAAGCACAGCTAGTAGTTTTAATGTTAAATTTCAATCAGCCGCTATAGACCAAGACACACCTATAAGTGTATCAAATATAAGTAATCTTTTTGGCCCAACTTCTAATTACTCAAGAGGAACGGCAGTTAGAATATGCTCAGGTTTATCAATGCACAAATATTTTGATGAAAATTGGAATGTTTGGAATGGCACAACGGCTATGGGTGCTGTTTCTGGTGATACAGGAGATTCAATGGGGATTACTTCTAGTAATGAGTCATCTCAAAAACCACCTGACCCAACAATAACAACCCCAAAAAATATGGGAACAATAATGAAACCTTCTACGGGTAGTGGTAATTTAACTTTTGATTATGAACAACAATGCTCAGTTGTTTCAGACGGAGTAAAAGGTATGTGGGGTTTTATTAGGTCTTATAACACTACCTATACTAATGTTGCTTTTAATCTTGGTTATGTTGAAACAGGAACTTCATATAGTAGTGGTTCACCTTCAATGAATTATGAATCAGGCGGCGACGGCACAGATTATTCAGATATTGTATATAAAGCAACTGCTAGTATATATTCTGCTCCTTCTTCCAACAGTTATGACCCACCTAATTTTTCTATGAGAAGAATTAACGATAATGGTTATGTTGGTTTATGGACACCAAATTATGCTGTAAGTGATGCAAGATACGAAATTCGTATTCTTGATGCAACTAACGGACAAGTAGGTTCTACAATAGAGTTTGATTTTCCTGTAGAACATTCTAATAAACCTCATAAATGGACAACATTGAGAGAAGATGCTGTTTGGACTAAGTTATATTCTGGTTCAAATGTTAGTTAATTAATTAAAACAAAGGAGAAAAAAATGAGTCATGTTAAAGAAAAAAGTAGAGGTGTTATTGATGAATACCCTTACTCTATTTCAAAACTTAAATCAGACAATCCTAACACTAGCTTTCCTAGTGAAATATCAGATTCACTTTTACAATCTTATAAAGTTTATCCTGTTTCTTACGAAGCTAGACCTGAAGTTTCAGATGATAAAAGAGCGGTAGCAGATGATGCCCCTTCTTATGCAGACGGAAATTGGAGTTTAGGTTGGTCTGTAAAAAGTAAGACAGATGATGAAAAATTTGCAGATGAGGCAAGCAAAAGGAGAGAACGAGATGAACTGTTAAAAAATACAGACCATTACGCTCTTACTGATAGAACTTTATCTGAAGAAATGGCATCATACAGACAATCATTAAGAGATTTCCCAGAGCAATCAGGATTTCCCTATATTGATTTTCCAGAACAACCAGACGAATAGGAGTTTAAATGTCTATACTATTATTAATTTTAACAAGTGTGGTAACAATATCATCTTTAGTATGTAGTTTTGTTCCTACAAGTCTTTTACCAGATGATGCTAAAAAAGTATTAAAGATTTTAGCTTTAAACTTTAACAATGTTCATTATGACTGCGACCATAATGAGTAATTGTTATGAGTGGTCTATCTGAACTTGAACAAGGCAAATTAATAGAAGCAGTCGAAAGTCTTGAAAAGCAAGTAACAAGATTAAATACAAGACTTGATTCTCTTGAAGGGCAAATGAAGTCAGGTAAAGGCATTGTTATAGGTATCTTTTTAACGGCTAGTGGTATATCGGCTGCCGCTGCCACAATGTTTGGAAAAATGCTTGGGGAATAACAATAGACAAAAAGGAAGAATAGGAGAATTGTTTGTGTGTTACATTCTTGAAAAATTTGGTTATCAAACAGCTTTTGTTGATACGCAAGGTTATGATGTAATTGTTAATTACAAAAAAAGACCAATTCGTATTCAAGTAAAATCTGCTCTTTCAAAAGATTATAATAGAAAAAAAGGTGGTAAACCTAGATATAATTTTTCTACCAACATTGGTGGTGAAAAAAGAAAATACACAAAGGAAGATACAGATATAATTGCTTTATTTGGTTCAGACCATGAAACAGTAATTTTTAAATTAGTTGATGAAATAAAAACAAAAACACATAAATTATCTGAAGCACATTTTTACGATAAGTCTATAATGAAACAAAGTTTTGAAAGGTGTTTAAAATCATGTTCGGTTTAATCGGCTCTTTATTAGGATTCGCTAGTTCAGGTTTACCAGCCGTGCTTGACCATTTTAAACAAAAAAGTTCGCAAAAACATGAGTTAGCTTTAATGGAAATGGCCGCTAAACACAAAATAACTGTAGCTAAAGCAAAAGCAGATGAGGCCGAAATATCAGGAGTATATCAGCACAGTCAAACAATTCAAAACAATGCTAGTAAATGGATAGTTAATTTAAGTGGTCTTGTAAGGCCTACAGTTACCTTTGCAATATTAGGATTGTATCTAACTGCAAAGACTTTAGCTGTTGTGCAAGTTTATCAAAATGGTGGTGATTTACATGAGTTTTTACCAGAAATATATTCAGAAACAGATGTTGGCATTTTAAGTTCAGTTGTATGTTTTTGGTTCTCAAGTAGAGCCATAGAGAAAATGAGAAAGTAATATGATGGATAAAATTATTGATGCAATAAAAGGAATAATATCACCAGAGCAATCTTGGTCAGCTTTTGTTATGAAGATTACAAGTCTTATAATTGTAGCTGTAATTGGATATATAGGCTTTCAACAATATCTTAATCTTGGTGTTGAAGAAGATAATGAGATTCCAATAGTAGAAGTGTATGAAAAAGACCCTGAGAAAAAAGTTAAAGTAGAAGATTTAATTACTAAACTTCTAAGGTCAAATAGAGATATTGAATCAGTATGGTTATATGATTGGATAGATGCACGAAATATAGTGCCTTTGTATAATGAACCTAGAAACAGCGAAGATTTATTGCCGACAGGATATTTTATGGAAGGTGATGAATATGTGATTGGTCATTTTGTTTTAAGCCAATGTACCTCTTTAGATAGAGATATAGTTAACACAGCTTGCCCTATAATGAGTTCAGAAGATGCTTGGGGAGTTTTGTTAGTTACCTATCAAAACGATACAGAACCAGACTTAAAAACAACTAAAGCAACGGCCATGAAAATATCTGAAATATTATATTTAATTGAGAGATGAAGATGAGAAAATTTATACTACCAATTATATTAAGTTTTTTAATGTCAGGAGTCGCAACAGCAGATGTAGAATGGAACGCATCAATAACAAATGAATATATCTGGCGCGGAATGTCGCAAGGTAAAGGCGCTGCTGTTCAAGGCGGTTTAGATGTTTCTAGCGAATCAGGCTTTTGGGCTGGCGCTTGGGTGTCAAATGTAGATTTTGATGACAACACTACTTACGAACTAGATGTTTATGCTGGGTATAGTTTTGGGCCTATTAGTGTAGGTTACATTTATTATGCTTTTCCTGATAACACAGATGAAGGATATAATTCTAGTGAAGTAAATATTACTGCTGATATTGGTGCTTTTTCACTTGGAGCAAATATATTAGCTGATGCAGATTGGGATATGGAATTTGGAGATGAAGTTTATTACTCAATAGATACTGCTCTAGGTCTAAGCGATAAAGTAGATTTAAACTTTCATTTTGGTTTTTATGATTATAATATTGATGATGATGAAACAGATTATGGAATGTCTGTTGATTTTCAATCTGGTTTTTCATTTGGAATAATCGACAGCAGTAGAGATGACAGTAATCCTTTTTTTATAATTAGTTACTCACTTAACAGAGGTGAAGAATAATGCCTTATGTTGAATTAGATATACCAAGTGGAGTTTATAAGAACGGAACAGAATTTCAATCAAAAGGCCGTTGGCACGATTGTAATTTAGTTCGTTGGAATAATAATGCTATGCAACCAATTAAGGGCTGGAGTCAATTTGGAACAGCCACAACAACAGGGAAAGCTAGACGAATGTTATCTTGGATTGATAACGCTGGTAACAGAAGATTAGCTGTAGGCACTTCTAATAAACTTTATGCTTACACTATTGACGGAACACAATACGACATAACTCCAGCTGGTTTTACTACAGGAACAGATGATGCTAC